ATAGAACAGGTAGCGTAATTTTCCTCCGTCCCCAGCCATTCGTACACCTTTTGCCTTAACTTGCTTTCCACATACCTCAATGCTTGGGTAATATCACCATATAGGGTACTTTCAAATTTGTCAGCAGTAATCGTATTAGCCTCTATTAAGTCGCCCTTAATCTTGCCAGACTTGATAATATCAGCCGACAGACCAGCGGTAGAAATATGCTCAGTGGTTATAGAATGGACAACAATATCAGCGGCCCCAACCTTAGACGGTTTCCCCGCATAAACCTCTGGCGACCATCCAGAAGTATTGCCAGACAGGTCTACAGCACGATAACGGTACTTATACTCAATCTCATACTCCACATCCTGATCTACAATGGAAGTACCCTTGACGGTAGCAATAGTTACCCATTCAGCCCAGTTGCGAAAATCACTGCGCTGTACTTCATAATAGGCCAAATCATAACACGGACTCCCGTCCTGATTCTGAGTCGTTTCGTTCCAGGTAATAGCAAACATTTTTAGACCAGGAATAACTTCTGGGGCCTCAGTAGGAGTCTTGGGAGCAACCGTATCCTTTGGAGTAACAACCGTCTTGGGATATGTTGTAAGGGAAGTATCAGCAGGAAGTTGGGTGCTACACTCATTTCCCTGCACGTCAAAAGAAGTCACCTTAACACGGTAGGTAGTATTCGGCCTTACACCCCTTATCCTATACTCATTGGTCTTACCTACGGTTGCAACTGGATAAAAGCTACCAGAATTATTCTCTTCAAGGTAAATTTTATACCCCTCAAGATCGCTATCGGAAACTTCATTCCATTTAACTACTATAGTCACTATTTGGGTTTCAGCAGTCTGTTCCAGGACAGCATTTACCCCTTCCTCCCGCCAAGTAGGTACAGCAGGAGGTGTTGTATCAAACTTGCTCGCAGGCAAAGTATTATCCATAAGGACGGCCCCATAAAGACCGTCTGCCGTAAGAGCCGTGCGGTAGGTCAGTCCACCATCGGTGGTGATTTTGAGCTGACCAGAATTGATAACGAAACGTTTATTTTGGTCTGTGGGGTCTACGAAGACAAGCCCTTCACCAGTAAAGAAGCCAGTATACTCACTCCCGCCAGCTTTGGCTTTGATCCCCTGGGAATCTATCACAATCTCCTCTGTAGGCCCAAGGCGTATACTCCCCTGGTTATCCAGTTTAATACCACCAGGAACATGAACAGTAAATCCCTGTGGAGTCAGGCGGGCCATTACGTTATTATTAGTGTCATACATATAGATACCATCGCCAACAAAAACCATCCTGGAGCCACTGGAATCTATACTGGAAGAAATGGTAACTTTAGTAGTGTCAAGAACGCCGCTGGTGATTTTTCCCGCACTTAAATCAGCAATTTTGGCCTGATCAATGACAGCATTAGAAGTAGAAAGGTTAATAGCCTCAATAACATTAGCTTTTAAGCGGTCAGTAGAAATATCACCACTGGTTATTTTTGAAGCATCCAAGTTAGTTATATGAGCATTAGTAATCGTTGCTTCTTCTATCTTTGCCCCATCAATTTTAGCCGTAGAAGTTGATAGGTTAATAGCATCTATTACATTGGCTTTTAATCTATCCGTAGCAATATCACCAGAAACTATTTTGGAAGCATCTAAATTTGCTATCTTAGCACTATCAATAACAGCTCCCGATGTTGATAGATTAATAGCCTCAATAACACTAGCTTTTAACCTCTCGGCAGATATATCACCAGAAGTAATCTTGGAAGCATCAAGCTCTCCAATTTTAGCTCCATCTATAACTGCGGACGTAGTAGAAAGGTTAATTGCTTGAATCACGTTAGTTTTCATTACAGTAGCACTTAAATCACCAGTAGTTATTTTGCTGGCATTTAAGTTTTTAATATGAGCGTCAACTATTGTGGCTTCGGCAATTCTGGCACCATCTATCTTGGCATCAGAAGCAGAAAGATTTATTGCTTCTATTACGTTAGCCACTAACCTGTTTGTATCAATATTGCCACTGGTAATCTTGGAAGCATCAAGATTGCCGATTTTAGCCTGATCAATGACAGCATTAGAAGTAGAAAGATTAATAGCATCAATTACATGAGCTTTTAACCTGTCAGTATTTATATCTCCCGAAACTATCTTAGAAGCATCAAGCTCACCAATTTTAGCCTGATTAATAACTGCGCCAGAAGTAGATAAATTAATAGCTTCAATAACGTTAGCCTGCAATCTCTCTGTTGCGATGTCACCAGAAGTAATTTTGGACGCATCTAAACTTCCGATTTTAGCCTGATCTATTACAGCCAGCGAAGTAGAAACATTTATAGCCTCTATAACATTAGCCGCCATTCTATCAGCGGCAATATCACCCGTGAGAATTTTAGAGGCATCAAGAAAACCTATCTTAGCTTGGTCAATAGTGGCGGTAGAAGTGGAAAGGTTAATAGCTTCTATTACATTAGCCTTAAGGCGGTCTGTAGATATATCGCCGCTAGTAATTTTGGAGGCATCCAAGTTACCAATCTTAGCTTGATCTATAACAGCAGTCGAGGCGGACAGATTAATAGCTTCTATAACATTGGCAGTCAAGCGGTCAGTAGCTATATCGCCACTAACTATCTTGGAAGCATCAAGAACACCAATCTTCGCCTGATCAATAACGGCACCTGTAGCCGAAAGATTTATTGCTTCAATTACACTACCAGTTAACCTTTCTACGTCTATTGTACCACTGACTATTTTAGAAGCATCGAGATTGCTGATTTTGGCCTGGTCAATAATAGCGGTTGACGTAGACAAATTAATAGCATCTATAACGTTAGCTTTTAGGCGATCAGCAGATATATCACCAGCCGACAAATTTATGGCTTCAACTACATTAGCCTTCATTCTATCGGCACTAATATCGCCAGAGGTAATCTTAGAAGCATCTAGATTGGCGATGTTTGCATCTGTTACCGCAAGCTCACCAATAACACCAGACTCCGCAGTAATAGTACCAGCAACTAACCTATCAGCAGTTATCGAGCGAGATTTAATATGATCATTATTAATAACGCCATTTGCTATATCAGTAGGACTTGTAATAACCACAGAATAATCTATACTGGGTGGATTAGAGTAATTATTACCAACAACAATAGGAACATTACCCTGCCACGAAATGAGAACATAGTCATTTATTTTAGGAGTATAAGTCCCCATTATTGCCACATATTGAAGTAAAAGGGGATTTCCGTAATAATCCACCCCACTACCAACAACAACATCAACAGTACCATCATTATGTATATTAATTACTTTTCCGTACTCATAAAGAATGCTTTTTGTTCTAGATTCATACATTAAGTAATTAGGCAAGAATATCCCTCCCCTCTCGGAGGCTAGCTTAATACTTGATAGCTAGGTACTTCTACAATAATACTTTCAGAAGGCGGCGACTTTTTGCTCCACCTATTCACAGATTCCATTCTATAATAAAACGTTCCTGGCCCACTCCAGTAATCTATAAACCAGTTAACACTCAAATCAGCCCCCGAAAGTACAGCAGGTACAAAACCAACAAACGTGAAATTGCTTCCATCAGTAGAACGATATATATTAAAACCAACAAGCCCCACTATTTCAGTACCATTGGTATTTGTGGTAGGATAAGACCACGATATCTTGGGGTAGTAGAAAACCCTACCCTTTTCTTCCGCAGGCCAATTACATCCTGGATACCTATTTACAGTCCTGGTAACTATTTCTGCCGTCAAGCCAGCAGGAGGCGAAGGGGTTATACTTGTCGCTACCCATATATTCTTAAACAATTGAGCTTTAAGGACGGTTTGTTTGGTAGTATCACTAAGAGTATGAGTAATACCTATAACCTTGTATAACTGATCTATACTTTGTAAACCAGATTTCTGGCTGTTAATTCCAATAATATCACCCAATTGAATGATTGGGTAAAAAGGCAAAGTAATATTAACCATTCCCCTGGGATAACGCAGATCTTCCAAGATAGCATTAGCTAACTTTTGTGCTGTCTCCTGATCATAGATAAATGATGAAAGGCTCCTATCAACCTCCATAAACCTCCTGCCGTAATCCCTAATAGAATCATTATCCTGCACTCTTACCTGAATAATTCCTGACGGCGTTTCTGCCTTAACAAGAATATCATTTCTAACATCAGCATCAGTTAAATTGAGTGTTTCTATAGTAATAATATCCTCATCAAATATATCATCTGCAACTTCTTGTTTTTTTCGATCAAATAACCAAAGTATCCCACTTTCATCAAACATAAGATACCAGCCAATCGAGCTTACTAACTGCTGTAAAGCATCCCATAGGTTTATATTCTTTAACTGATAATGTTTAATTAAATAATAAGTAGGTTGACTAATAAATTCAATTTCTCCCCAGTTAGAATGAATAATCGAATCGGGCAAATAAGTCCTCAGTAAATCATCTATAACATTCTCCAATACCACATAATCATAAGACTTGGATAAAGATACAAAGATATCCTGTAACCCCTTTGAAAAATCGCGACAACCTAGTACAATTGTTCCAGTATTTACATCCTCCTCAATATCATCACCAGTCAAGCCTGTAAAAATTGGAACCATACCCTGGGGAGATTCGGCAACAACAGTCTCATAATTGAGAGAAATATTTTTTAGAACCGGACTATAAAGTGTATCGCTGGTACTTAAATTAGCCCTTACCTTCAAAAATCTTGCCACAGGTACAGAATCTAAAGAAGGATACCACGCCGACCAAACTTGACCATCTGTGCTACTTGCAAATTCAAATGTAACACTACCCGTATATTCCGATTCTATCGAAAGATATCTATTAATTCTGGGGCCACAATCAAACTGTACAACAACACTACCACTATTTTTATATATTATATCTCTCACATATATTCGGTAAGTTAAGCTCTGATCTTGTAAAATATTTTGTTGATTAACAATATCACATCTAAATACTTCAAAAATCTTACTTCCAGAAACAGAATTATATGCAACATAATCAAGCTGATTAGAACTATCTTTTCTCGTAGCATAAGAACTACTCTCTAGAAACAGCATGTAATCAATATTCGGCTCAATAAAACAATCGTCAAATTTAAAATCAATCCACCCTGTCGAACGCTTTCCCACCTCTACTGTCTTTATTGCATTTTTCCTTGGATCAAAAGGAGGAGAAGAGCCTGCATCATTATGGCTATTCCAATTATTACCAGGCCAATCCCATTTCCACTTATACAAAGTACACCATATACAACCCTGGCCATAAACCAACTTAGGATCTGCGGCCCTTATATATACAGAAAATCGAGAGAGGTACTTTTTTGTTGTTGTGTTAATCTTAAATATTTGACCATAATCATATTCATAAAAAGCACTACTATAATGATGGTCTTTACCGAGCATTAGATAGTTAGATATATTCTCCTGGCTAAGAATTAAATATTCATTACCCAAGGTATAGGCCAGCATTACACCATCAGGGGTTGGCTCTGTATTTACAAACTCTGCTCCAGCGAAATTATTTATAGTGGCCTTCTTGGTTACAACCGTAGTGGCACCTGATTCACTAGATGTTTCCATTAATCCAGCATAAACTCTTACTACCCTACCTGGTTTTAGTAATGGTTCAAATACACCCCTATTATAATTAAGTTCACTATCATGGTTATTAAGACCCAATTTATAATCACTGTTATCAATTACAATCCTACAGGAAGCATTGGAAGAATCAAGCTCTCTTGTCACCTCTATCTCTTTTACCCTGTCAGTAATATCTATTTCTTCTGCACCAAAATTACGAAGAAATGTTACTTTATAAGCAAGGTGCCTAACATCGAATTCTTTCAAAACCTGTTTAAAAGTATCAGATACATTAATCATGCAGTCACCTCCCCCGCCATTAGAGCAGGAGACCATTGAATTCTAAATAGTATAGTGGCTGATTCTTATCACTCTTAACATGCTCTATATTTAAAGATTTAATCATCAATGTCTGTCTAATTTCTTTCTCATTAACAACACTAACTGGTGAGCCGTTAGCAAACAGCAATTTAAGCTTGTACAACTTTTCGTTTACAGTATTCCAGTAGTATTTTAGAAGTAAACCATTATTTAATATATAAAAATATCCACTAGTCCTATCAAAGCAGATATCTAAAACATCTAATGTAGGACTAATATCAACCTCATTTATTATAATCTGATTAAGATAATCAATCTGAACTAATGTATGCCTATCGGCATCAAAATACCAAACAAAAGAATCAGAACCATCTTGTTTCATAGCAATATAAGGAGTCTTTCCTGTTGAAAAATTATCGGCAAAATCATCAGTAGTATAAACAGTTGATAAACTAGAATTAATCATTAAATATATCCTGCCCCGTTTATCCAAAATAAGTATACCACCAGTATTGTAATCGTACCCAATGCCGCCAAGAATTACATCGTTTAACGTAATACTCTGCGTCTGGAGAACATTCAGATCAAGATCGCATGTTAAAAGAAGGTAGCCAGCACTATCTGTCCCGAGAATATAAAGCTTATTATTAGGATATGCATCACAAAGATTTAAAATAGAAGTGACTTGAGTAATTTGTTTAGTTTGAACTATATTGAGATTGTTATCAAGGATATCTATATTATTTCCATAAGCCATATATAAACGATTTAATATTGAGTAGTTTGTAATACTATTATAAGACTTTAAAATAGGTTTCCGCAAGATAACATCAGATGGGCTTGAATCCCACAAGGCCACCCTAAATCTTCTTTGATTTTTATTATATAAGTATTTGCTCCTTGCCACAGCATTTAAAGTAATACTAGTCACCCTTGTTAGTTCAATCGTATCTGATTCTTCAACTGGATTTATATTAAGAGTTATGTCACCGATAATCCACTTGGACATATTAATACCACCTACAAATTAAAGTATGGTGAATCCCGAAATATCAATATCATAACAGTTATCAAGGTTATTTACTCTATTTATACTAATACTTTCAATAAAAAGTTGGGATTTTCTTCTATATTGATCTTCAATCAACACAGAATCAGCAAGAAGTGCTTTCTTAAGCTTTGTTATTTCATAAAGGCTACTCCCAATATAAAACCTACTAAGACCCAAATTAGCAGAAAATACACTTAAAATTTCTTTATCTGTTAAGAACATAGACTCTGGATCAGAAGTATAGTTGAATTCATTAACATCAATAATTGAAAGTGGATTTAAATTATAGAAATAAATAGTTAATATATCAAACCAGTGATTACCAAGCAGTAATACATCATTATCTAGAGGAACCATTGCAAAGTAGCCACCAGGAACAATATCCAGCTCCCCAATATATGTTTGTTGGTAATCAAGCCTGTATAACCTATACTGACTATCCAATAAATATTTCACCCCTTCAAGGGCAGTAAAACAGGCCAGATCAGCCCCATCAGAAAAGGTAATATCAAACTGGTTTTTTAAAGATAGATTTGTCCTATCAAAAACATACACTCTTGCCAAACCACTTGAGGGCCTATCAACTACATAAATATCCGCGCCATCAACACTAAAACTACTCAAATTAACAACCGATAATCCAATATTATTCTCATGCTCAAAAACCAAATTTCTATTATATCTCGACAATACAGAACTGGAAGTATTTAAGATAAACATATTATCCTTATCGCCACAGGCAATATCTCCAGAAATTGATAACAAATCGAGAAATTTGGGGAGTGGCTTCCAAATACGAGCTGTCAATTGCAAATTCTTCTTGTAATAGCTCGGCTGGATTATTGTCCTACCCGATAGTGCTGTAACATCAGCTCCAACATATTCTAAAGTATCTTTTCTACTATTAGGCGCAACGGTGAAGGTATAATCACCTATCCTATACATTAAGCCACTCCCCCTTTATTAATATGAAATACCAGCATGACGCAATCTGGTTAATCTAGAAGCGCGTTCCTGTTGTCTCAAAGCCTTGGCAACGCCTTCACTTATCTTCTCCTCAATTAAGTTAAGAGTAGCCCGATCTATATTTGCTCCACCCTCAATGGTGAGGTTAACCTCAAAGTAATTATAATTTCCAGAAGATGGTGTTGCTGTATTTTGTCCTGCAAAAATCTTATCTGTCCTTGCCAAGAAATCAATAAATCTACTTGTCAACAACGGCGGCAGAACCATTTCATCCCGATGTAGTATAGCCAACTGCTCAAATTCAGATATGCCGCCTCTATGAGCAACACCTATCTTCTTCAGCTCTTTTTGTACCCTCTCAACAATATTGGGCTCTTTTCCTTCTGCGGCCCTACGGAGAAGGTCATTTACATAAGCAATAAGCCCACCAGGGAAAGTTCTTTCGATATAAGCCGCATACTGATTTGTACTTATTGCCTTCGTTATCTTGCTAAACAAAGAGTCGGTGGTATTAGGAGTAGTATATTCAACACTAGTTGTTGCACTACTCTTATTTGTACTGCCTCCCGTAGCACTACTGCTGGTTCCAGCAGAAGGCTGGCTTGTTGTTGGTAGTGAAGAAGTATAACTGCTACCAACAGTAGACCGATATGAACTACTTTGTAATATTTGCGACAACGAATTAGGAATGCCCAAGATAGCATTCAGAACATCATGCTGGGTTTGCAACTGAGAAACATTCAAGTTATATAAGCCACGTAAATTATCAACACTGACGCCTGTAAGCCTACTTATCTGCTCAAGATTTGCATTGCCCTTTATTGTTATTTCATGAGTTTTCTTATTCCACTCAACGTTATAGCCCAATGCTTGAGCCACTTCCCTAATTGCCACATAACTCTTACCTTCCTCATCCACCCAGGCTGGTTTAAACCTTCGCCCGCCTATTATAACTTCACTAGTTACCCTATCCCAGTCAACCGATACTCCCAGTATCCTACCCAACTCCCTGCTCCACATATAACTCTTACCATCCTGCAGGACATACTGTCCATACCCAATAGTAGCAACAGTAACCTGTACCTGAAGCAAACCTAATATAGCCTCAAGTAAGCTAATCATCTTATCAAATTTTGTACCGTGTTCACTTAACACAGTATTAACACCATCAAGACCAACAGAAATATTACTAATAATATTTTGCAGAGGACTTTCTGGTGGAGCAGGGGCTTCACCAGCGGACACCTCACCAGTCCCAGGCATAGGAGGTAGTGGTGGGTAAACTTGGCCTTCGCCAGCCTCTCCTGGAAGCCTTAACCCTGGTATCTCCTCTGGGCCACGACCCTTCATATACTCATAGACATACGGCTCAATCTTAAATCCAGAAGGAGCATTAAAAACTTGGTCTTTAAGAGTCTCAAGAATGCCACCAAGAAGATCTTTATAAGCTGGCAGATAAGAGGCCAGGATATCAATAATGCCCTGCAAGTTACTCCTAAATCCAGCCACATCAATCTGGCCGCCAGTAAAAACGCTCCTGGTTACAGAGGCAATCAAGTCATCTATCTGCTTACCAATACCAGTTGCCTCAAAAATAGCGTCTGAAATAGCCTCAGCCAACAGACCTCCAACGCTTTGCTTAATGTTAGCCAAGAAATCTTCCTGGTAAGACATAGAACCACTAAAGGCATCCGAAAGACCCCTTGCGAAAGCACTACGCAGACCGCTCGTCAAATTGTTATGGAATTCCAGGATAGAACTACGAGCCTCATAAGTCTTATTATCCAATTCCTCAAGACGATCCAAGTATTCATCAAGGCTAATTATCCCGAGTTTAAACGATTCGGCTAAAGCATCCTTGCGCTCATTAATCAAGCCTAACCATTGTTTCTCAAGAGACACTATCTCGTCCAGGAGAGCATAATACTCATCTTCTCCAGAATAACCTCCACTTTGAAGCAGGTTCACAGCTCTGCCAATTTGGGCTTGCAACATCAACCTGCGGTATTCCTCTACTTCACCAGCAGTCCTGACAAACTCCTCCAGCCCCTCAGCAGTTAATTCAAAATACTTCTTGGTTAAATCAACGCGCTGGGACAACAGCTCATTTTCCTTTGTATGTAACTCAACAATATCATTAAGAGCCACAAAGTATTCAAGACTTAGTGGGGCGATTTCCTGGAATTTCTCATTCGCCTGCCTTAACTGTTCTCCCAGCACATAAAGACTCCTACCAAAATTCCTAACCTCTGCGTCGAAGAGATGGCGATAAGCATAAGGAGCTTCTGGAGCCATCGTCTCAAAAACTTGACGCAGATCGCTAACCTTCTCTTCTAAAGTATACAGAGCCTCATAGGTAGTCTTAATATTCTCTATCAGCTTGTTATAAACCGTACTGCCATACTCAGCCTGCCCAAGCCTGGAGAGATAGTTTAAAAGCTCATTTAATTGAATTGTGCTATTATATCTTACCTCATCAATAAAGGCTTGGACTTGAGGGATGTATCTTAGCAAACCGCTGGCATACTGAGGAAATTCCAGCATTAAATTTTGTAACATCTCAAGGATACTAGACCCAATGCCAGCCCAATTAGGCGGCATACCAGTAAGACCAGACATGGTCAACTGGACACCAATCTGCCTAAACAGATCACGCCATGCTTCTTCTTTGCGAAGGGCATAATATTCCTTATTTAATTGGGCTATTTGTTTAATTAGATCGCCCAACTGAGAGGCAGGAACTTCGTAAGCAAGTTTAATTAATTGATCGATTACATCTTTTAATTCTTCGCTTCTCTTACGAGCAAGGTTTTCATTAATTTGCGCCAACCGAATACTAACTCTTCTCCGTTCACTAAACTCCTCAAAAATCTGTTTCTTTGCCGCTTCATAATAAACATTAGCAAGTTTCCTGATGGCATTAATCAATTGGTTATTAAGTAAAGCAGGTATTTTTTGAACATCATTAACTATTTTATTAATACCCTGACGGTAAATATCGGTAATTTCGGGTACTTGCCCAGGGATTATATCTTCTAATTCCTTTAGTACATTAAGTGTTTGAGAAATTGCATCCGGCAGACCAAGATAAGAATTTCTCAGCCTCTCAATTTCTTGTGCTATTGTATTCAAAACATTTTGGGCTTGCTTTTTAGCTTCTTCTCCCGATGCTTTTACTTCCTGTTGAATATTACCAGCCCAATTCGTCAAAGCACTACTTGGTATAACGCCATACTTGGCAAAAAGATTCATTCTTGCCTGTATTTCACTAGACGGTATACCAGCCCCCACATACCTTTTCAAGAAGCCGACAAGATCTCCACCAGCCGCCGCAAGGTCTTGCTGTATCCTAATGGCCGTTACTTCAGCATTAATTCTCGGATCTTTCAGTAGAGATATTGCTTGCTCTCTAGTCTTAACTTCCGTAACACCATACTGAGCGGCAACCTGCCTTAAAATATCCCAATTCCGTTTTACATTCAAATTTATCTGCCCAAGACCTATACTGCTACCATGATCTCCAACCGCCTCTGGTCTGAAACCACTTTCCCTTTCTACAGTTGCCAGCAAAACACCAAGAGGGACATTATACTTCCTAGCCGCCTCCTCAAGTATTCCTCTAACATCACTAGTATCACCAAAAGGAACAAGATGCTTATAATTCCCTTCAGTAGTCCCTCCAGATTCAGCCTGAACACGGAAGTCGCCATATCCAAGTCCACCACTGGTGGCCTTCTCTATAGCTCCAGTCAGTCTATCAGTAGCTTCTGTTAGTTTATCCTGGGATTGAATAAGTTTATCGCTCTGTTCTATAAGGGGGTCAGTAACAGCCTTTTTCATTTGTGCCCCAAGCTCTCCTAACCTAGCCTCTTCTATCGCCTGAGCGAGCTTCTCCTGGTCATCACCATACAAAGCAATGCTTTCCTCAAGACTAATATATGTATTCCATAATTTTTCTATATTGCTGGATATGCGTGATTGTAAAAAGGACGTATAATCCCAACCCCTGCCGAAAACCTGAGTACCAACAGAGGCCAATCTCTGGTCTACAGCAGGGCTTACAGAAATAACCCTCAATTCAGATATAGCCTGTTTTACCAGCTTAATCCTATTCTGTATACTCTCCCAAACACCAGCGTATTTTGTTCCGCTCAATACCAGTTGTAACTGGGCCTGTTGAATCTCCATCAAAGTAGTAACATACTCCAAAGACGAACGTTGAAGAGATGATTGTAACGCTTCCAACCTCTCAACATTGCTGACGAGAGTCTCGTATTCCTTAAACCGCTCCTCAGAATAGCCAGCTTTTCTTATATCTTCTAAACTCTTCTGGCCACTTAAAACTTGATCATAAAGTGCCGCTTCATCTTTAAAGGCATTACGGTAATTTTCAAGGATCTTTCTATTTTCTTCTAACTGGGTATTGACATAGCCAATCCTCTCCTGGATACTCTCATAAGATTCAATGGCTTTACTCTGGAGCTGGCTCATCAAACCAGTTACCGTGCTAACATATTCCATTGAAATGCCAAGATCCATGTAGCTGTTACGAACAGCGTCAACAACTGTCTTAAGATTATTAAATTCCTCCGAAATTCTACTTACAGCTTTATTTATATTTGTTTCAATTCTAGTTATATCCTCTGGGGGAGCAGGGGAAACTCTAGCCGCAACCTTACCCTCTTCACCTTTCTCTCCCACAACCTGACCACCACCAAATCTCTGCCATTGCTCACGCCACTTTTCAAAATCCCTCTCCTGGGCAAGGCTCGTCATCCCATAAGAAGGATGATAGAACCTGATGGCCTTCAAACGCCTCTCCATTTCCTCAAATTCTCCCTGGGCCTCCTGTTTTTCTTGTAGTTCAACAAGTCGTGCTTCTTCCTCCCTAGTTAAAGTACCTTCAATTTGCTTATTAATCAGCTCCTCAAGAAGTAACTCTTCGCCTCTTGTAAGCCCCCGTTGAGCCCCTTCTTCTCTTAGAGTCCAATATCTTTCATAGGTTTCTCTTAATTCACTTTCGGTAAGTGCGCCAAATTCTTTCTTGGCTATTGGTTCATAAGCTTTATCAACCTGCCACTCTCTAAACTTTTTGCCTATCGCTTCAATGCCACTATAAACGGCACTAAATGCCACAGAAAGAAGGAGAATCTCAGGTATAGTAGCAAGTAAGCCCCTAATAGAAACTTTGAGGGCGTCTATCATTGTCCTAATACCCATCAAAGCTTGAGCTGTCCTATTAAAGACAGTCGGTAAAATCACCATAGTCTTGCCCAGTTTATCAAACGCTTCCTGTAAAGCTTGCACGGTTTTGGGAAATTCTATAAATCTACGATCTTTGGCTATTTGTTCTCTAAACTCCCTTATAGCATCTATATAGGGCAAGCCATAAGGCTGTTTTGCGGCAGGCACACCTGGAACAATAATTGTGGGTTCTTTTACTGTAGCCTTTATGCTTTCCAGTTTTTCGGTCGCTAAATCTATAGAAGTTTTGGGCTCGACTCTTAAAGCTTCGAGAATTTTAGTAGCCCGCTCTATATTAGTCAGTTCCCAATTATCACGAATTCTCTCAAGGCGAGCGGCTACTTCAGCAGTTATATCTGGACGATAACCAGCCTTGGGAGATACAACAACTTGTGGCAATTCTTCTTTTGCGCCCCTAGGTGTAGGCACATGGGGCACCACAATAGAAGGCTCTACTGTAGGCGAACGCCTGATAATTAGCGATTCTTCAGCAGATACTCCTTTGGGTAAGATAGGTATTCCCTCAATATACCTGTAATTTGAAGATAAAAGAGGTATCCTTCCAGAAGCTATATTTTCTAGCTTCTTGGTCGCTTGTTCTATAGCAGATAATTTCTTCAGTTCTTCGAGTTTTTCAGTAACCTCTTCTATAGTATTAGTAGTTTTACGAGCATCTAATAAAACGCCCTGCCCCAAATATACAAAACCAAATCTTAACTCTTCTCCGCGTCTACCCATAAGGGCTGGAGCAACATTAATAACTGGCCCACTAACCTCTCTTGCTAACCATCTTTCCCTGTCCTCACGTAACTTGGCCGCCTTTTCTAATCTCTCGGTAGCACGCTCAACAGCATTCATGGGCAACCTCTCGTCCTGCCTGCCAGAAGCACGACGAGTAAGCGGAACGCCCTCTCCCATATAAATATTTCTACCCGCAGGAACGTTCTGCCTACTAACTACAGCCTGCTGACTGGCTAATGCTTCCGTAGCAGATCTAATCGCCGCTTCTTCAGCCTTAAACTTCTCTATTAAAGCATCAACATTTCTACCAATAATATTAAACGCTTTCTGGCTCTCAATGGCCTGTAAGTTAATAGCTTCTGGAATAGAAGAAATCCCCTTCTCCAGATCTCTCAAAGACTTGGCAATAACACCCATGCCTTCATAGAACTTATAGGCCATCCTGGTAACAATAGCACTAACAAATCCCAGGAGGGCATTAAAGCCTCCAGGAATAGTGTTAATAGCATTAAGCAAAGCATTAATGGGCCTCAAAAGCATAGCGAAGAAATCAGCCAAGCCACTGGTCTCGATTTTAGAAACCAGAACCGTATACTCAGCCCCCAACTGGCGCACTTGCCCCTGCAGGCTGGCCAAAACCTGCTTCTCCTGGTATGCGGCCTCACCAGCACTCTTCAAAGAAGCATTATGGTAATCAAGTATCAAATTAAGAGATTGCACAAGTCCTCTAAACAAACTACCCTGCCTATAGCTGGCCCATGTATTACTAATATATTGCTGTACTCCTTGTGGGAGCTCTTTCCACTTCTGGCTCAAGTCCACAATAACATCAAACATATTGCGGAGTTCGCCATTCACTTTATAGACAGAAATTCCCACACTTTCCAGAGCCCGAATAGTCTCAGCATCACCATAATGTTCACTAATAAACTTAATGAAGTTACCTACCTCTGAGCCACCTAGACCAGTAGCTGTACCAACAGTTTCAATCAAAATACTTAATTCTCTGGCTGACACCCCAACACCCTTAGCCGAGGCCGCAGTCCGTGAAAATGCCTCTCCCAGCTCCTTAAAATCAACAGTACCACGCCTGGCAAGAGCGGCCCACTGATCCATAAGCTGGTAAGCCTCAGCCATATTCATGTTATACTGCCGAATTGCCGAAATAATCAGCTCGGCAGACTCTTTATACTCAAGACCACTGATGTTAAAAGCACGCAAGGCCAGCTCAGTAGCCTTAATAGCCTCTTCCTCATCATTAAAAACTTTGGTAAATTGGTAGGCAATATTGACCGCCTCATCCATAGGGGCCATGTGTGCGGTACTAAGTTGTTCCACGTTCCTCACTATCTTCTCGAAATCAAGACCATCAGCAACAATTTGTAGATAAATAAACCTCTCGGACAACTCCCTAACATAACCAATGGCATCCCTAATGCCATTAATGAACATATAAACACCAGCAGTAGCAATGGCCCAAACTCCCATGCGATAAAACATTGTGCGGAATAAATCACTCAAACTTCTCTCAAAATTCAAAGTAACTCTACCAGCACGGTCAGCAAGAACAGCAAACTGCCCCAACCTATTGCCGTAATCATCATAAACCTGTATTGTATCGTACATACTGGTTCCTAACTGCTTTGCCGTTTGAGCCAAAGCTTTTATTCTATTCTGGATAGCAACTAACTGATCTGTCTTAAAATGCTTTTGAAAATCAAAAGGTTCAAAGGGAACCTCAGCATAATCAGCGATTTGCCGAGCTATGCTGGCACGCCTCATTCTGTAACTAACCTGCTGGGATCTAACATTAACAGGCGTCATGTAGCCATAAGTATCAAGATAAAATGGTTCCTGTGGCATACCATAAATAGCAAACCAGTCGGCAGGAGTAAGATCCTTCATTGTAAGAGGAAAAGATTGTTTAGTCCCTGCCGCTCCCCTAGCGGCTCTATTGACAGCTCTATTGACTACTTTATCAACGTCTTTTCTGAGCCTATCAAAACCACCTGTTGCATTATTAATCAGATTAGTTGTATCTCTCAGTACATTATTTAAAGTTCTAGCAGAATCTGTAACTGCATTCAAATTCTTAACGCCGCGCTGTCCAAGATCATCCAATAACTTACTTTGCCGTTCAATAGAACGGGACACCTTAGCCAGCATTTCATTATAACTTCTCCAGGTATTCTTATCGCCAAAAGAGACAGGAATAGCCAGGGGGCTTCTCCCTACTCTCCTGGTGACGTTTTCGATATGCCTTTCAAGCTCAGAAATGGTTGCTTGGGGAGAAAAACCGACATGGGCCTGCACATTAAGTTGTTCACCAATGGAAGCCACTTGGGACTTAACAGCCTGCAATTCTCCATCAGCCACTTTTACCCGAACAGTAGCCTGGAGATTGAGAGTCTGTAGCTTCCGCTGGAAATTTTCAAGGGCAAGAATAATCCCCTGGAAACTACGCTCTAGATTTTCTACATCTGCAATTGCCTGTACTACATAATTAGTTCTATATTCAGCCACAGGAACCACACCACCTTACGCTATGATATTACACCTCCCTGGGCCACAAATGTTTGCCGCAACCGCCCAGGCGGTTAACTGCCATTGCTTTTAAAATTATAAGTAGACTACCCAATTGCACAGCAGGACTAATTCCGTATTGTTTACAAAGAGAACTCAATACTTTACTAACACCAGCACCTTCAAGCAAGGGGCGATAATCAAAAGCTCCGCACTCCTGATTATAAACAATAAGCAATTCTTCTGTAGTCGCACGACACAATGCTAAATCCAGGAGATCCATCGAATCAACTTCTGCTTCACCGCAGACATCGGCTAAAACATCAAGCCGCTCCATTGGAGCCATCGGCCTTAAGAATAACGACATTTTACAACCCCGCCCTTCTTGCAGATTCAATCATTGACTTTACCAAAATTACAATGCCCAAAAAACGTTGACGATCATCCGTACACTGTTCCATCAGAAAATCGCCCAATTTATTAGCGTAGTAAAGACAATCATTATATAACTCCCAGTTAATCTCAGCTTTTTCGTCATCGTATAATAACTGTACCAAATTTAAAGTAACTGCCGTATCAAGAAGTAGATCGGTATTAAAATCATAGTGATTACAAAAATCGGCAATCTTCTCTATAGCCTCCCCATCTATACCTGGTGTCAAAACATCCATAGGTTCTCTCACAAAAACCATCCCCCAATCTCTAACTAACAAAACTTCTTTCCAACTCCCATATATCCTCATTCCCAGCCTTGAAGTAATCAACTAAGTGGAAAAATGCCTTCATCGCGGCTTCCCTATCACCACAGGTATATAAATCAATCGAAACAAAGTTATGCTCTGGCCAAGTATGAATAGAAAGATGAGATTCTTTAAGTGGAACAACGCATACCAAACACGAAGCACCAGTATTATCACCATCCACAAGAGACACCGCAAAGTCGCCAATTGGAGTCATCCTTGCCATTTCAACAGTCTTATATGCAATTTCTTTTAATTCATCTGCTTCGCTAATGTTCTTAGAACACATACTCAAGTCAGCAATAAAATGCCAGCCTATTACCCTTCTCTCCCCAAGTCAACCGCCCCCTTCGGTTTGCTCCTATCAATTACAATAACCTCTTCAGCCTTAAAAGCACTTACCATATTAGTAGTACCCTTCATTTTTTCTCGATAATTCTTTTCCCTACGTTCGTTGTACTCCTTAGTTACAACCTCAAACCATTCTTCAAGCAACTTGTCGTCCTCTATTACCCAATCTGGTGGTGCATCTACACTTTCATAAACATTGTCATACATTATGGAGTAATAACTAAGAACCAGTTTATTTATATCCCACTCTGAAGGACAACCAGGGAAGATGGGACAACGGGTAGCTTTAGCTACACGCCATTTTAATTTCCAAAGCCTACCCGCTTCCCCTTCGCCTTTCGCTATTCTTCTGAGGTTTCACCAGTCCCTCCCCCCAGATCTGTCTCATTTATCTGGGGGGAGGAACCAAGCGTCTCCTCATCTAAACCACTCAAGAAGGCCAAGAAATTATAGGCAATAACGCTCACTTCTCTTTGTCTACGCTCATTACGGAAATCATCAAAGGACTTCCATAACCTCTCCCCAGTTTCGGCATTATAAGCACAGCGATATAGTAAATAGCCAAGTCTTTCCTGTTCAGCTTTACTTTCGGCTGTATTGGCTAAATAAAATCTCTTCTTCTGCCTAAGCTCATCTATCTTGTTATAAACTTCAGTCATTTTCTTTGTATATTCATTTTTAGCCTTTTCTGTCTGCATCTTTGAAGCAAGTGTAGCTAGACTCTTGGCTTCTTTTTCCATTTCAGCAATCTTTCTCTCGTGTTCTTCAGTCCAAATTCCTTTTTTATTAAGCAACTCAAGCATTTCTTCTTGGGTCATTAAACCATCAAGCATTGCTTCATTAAGATACTTACTGTAGTAATAGTCTGCCTTTCTACTATCTTCAATACTGGGAAATACTACTTTAACCAGCCCAAATCCCTCAACTTCAAAGATTCTCGAACCACTTATAGTTTCTTCAAGAGCCTCTTTTAGCTTTTTTTCTTCCTTTTCAGTTAGCTTTTTATTCGCCATCTCCACCCCTCCTTAACGCTCAAAGACTATTTTCTCTTTCTGTGGAGGCATATATTTGACCATGTACTTGTCAATTTCCCTGTTCATAAAGCGAATCTGGTCATTGCCGACACCAAGCAGTTTAGATCTGGCAAGTTTATATTGCTTTTCGTCTGGTATCAGCATAGCCATCAAACGTAATGCCTCCTCAAAAGTAATTTGAATACTCTTAGCCACCTTGTTTTTTAAAATCTCCCTATCACTATTGTCGCACTCAACTAACACAACAACCCCTCCTTTAAAATTACTAGCATTGCGACAAAAAAGGGGGTACTCAGACACTTTAAGTCCCAAAGTACCCCCCCAACCTTCTAAAACCCCAACCCTAAGTATTTGTTGTCTATTCTACTAAGCAACGATTTGCAGATCATGAGTCCTAAAGTTATAAGTCTGCGTGGCATTGCCCCTGACACGGCTGTTCCAGGCTTCATCAGTGGGAATCAAGTAGGGAATCACAATCTCCTTCAGCGGCCTCTGCCAAGGGTGATTGGCGGGCAGTTTAGCCCTTTGATCGTCTGATACACGATAAATCTTTATCCTCAAACCACGATTACGCAGAATATCGTTTACATCCAGCTCATTCGTTCCAGTAATAACACCATCATTGTACTGATAGCCAGTAAGTCTTGCAAGCATTTCCAGGTCGGAATCGGTAAACTCCAAAGCGGCAGTAGTCTCAAACGGCAGGGTGGCAGGACGTGCATAGGGCTCTTTTGAACCAAGTTCTGGTAGGCGTTCACGGTTAAAGTTTGCGGTAATACGGCAGGACTGTACACGAGTCAAAATCTTATCGGTTCCACCTTCAGTCAAATAGATCTCAACACGTCCCTTATTAACGCCACCAGGCTGTTCAAAGGTCTTGGTGTCATCTTCATAGAAGAAGTTTATAAATTGATCAGAATCATCATGGAAAACGCCGCCAGTAGAAGAGGTATACCTTACCAACACCTGATCGCCAGCAACCAGGGACGAAGTAAAGGTTATTGTCTTGGTTGCAGGCTCCACATTAAAATCAACACCCTCTTTAAGCTCCTGCCCATTCTTCACCACTTTAAGCATATAATTACCATTCAAAAGTTGGGTGGGCGTATAGGTCAAAGTTTGAGTAGCCTGAGAGGCAGTAGCCACAAACTGCTCTTTAATAACATGCTTTGCATCATTAATGAAATAACGTTTATTATCAGTTTCGCCTGCATAGTTTTCGGTAGCCATACCGTCTACGCTGTAATTCATATCAATTCTAGTTAAGTAAACATTTTCCATGTAGCAAGTACGATCTACTTCATCAGTTCCACCTTCAGTAGATGGTTTCATAGGGATATAAATATCCGCCTTAGCCAACTCAAAATCAATCAGTTTAATAGTACCCCAAGTCCTGGTGTCGGTAATCATATCCTGCGTAACAATACCAGTAGTAGGCACATTACGAATTTCTGCAATCTTAATCTCACCAGCAGGGGGAGTGGGTGGAGTATCAGGATCTTCAAAACCGCTCTGGTTAAAAGTTACAGTGTACTGCGGATCGGCATTTGGATCAGTTTTTAAGCTAATTACACAGGAATCTGGAAGAGCGGGATGAGGAATAGTAATAATAGCCCTCTTGATGTGAATGGGGACTCCATTGACAATAATTCTTCCCTCTTCCAGGAGAACTTTGTCCTGTCCAGGTTGGGTTTGAGTAGGAACGGCAAAAATGCGGCACCCAAAGGGTTTATTGGCAAAAGCACCCAGGGTCTTGTTGGAGCCGTATTCGTTTGTATCAATCGTTACCTCAACATCGGAGACATCATCAATAATTTCAACGATGTTCAGGTTGCCGTGTTCAAATACCTCTTCAAAATTGAACCTTGTCGAAGTACCAACAGCCTGCACACGATCCATATCAATATCATCTATAAAGCAGGCCACACCAGCATAATGCAATCGAGTGGGTTTCGGCATCTGCCCTATACCTCCTCTTTACTAAAACTCTTCCATTTCGAGTTCAACTATACCGCAATAAGCGTAAGCCTCGTTTATTAGTTCAACATAACCAAGGTCACGCACCACTATATCACCACTAAGCTCAAGATAGCCTATAATCGGGCCTGTATAGTTAATATTTTTTGTTCCATCGCTGTTTAGGGGGAATCCCTGATTATAATCAATAATTGGAACACCGCCTAAAATAGAACCGACAACCATATCAAGTAGTTCATTAACCTGCACTTTTGACTCAGTATATGCTATTATTTCAATATTACAGACATTTCTGCGCTTAACTACTGTGCCTAACTCCAAAGGAGCAGAACGAATCATAGCTACATCGACAAGCACAACAGGCGGCACAAAAGATTCTTCATAGGTTGTTTTAATATCTACTAGGCAGTATGAAGCTGATAGGGTTATATTATCAGAAGAAGAATTCTGTTGTTCAAAAACCACCTTGCCTTCTGGATAATAAATCTTTACCGCCGCCGTAACATCTTCCCCGTTTTTATAAACAAACACTGGTTCAAGGGGCAAAAGGTTTTTGTATGGAGAAATATAGGTCAAATAATCATTCGTAGTAAGTAACTGATTAGTAAATGTGCCCTTAAGGGCATGTTGAAGGTGGTAATACAAGCTGGCCTCAATCAAGCTATTTCTTAGCACGACTCGACACTCCAAATAACGCCCCCTCCATTGCGCGGGGCAGTAATTTTCGTGACTTTATACGATACAAACCTTTCCTAAACAACCTTGCTGGTTTAATACCTCTATGTTTAAGCTTGCCCTTTGGACTCATAAGGAATAACCTTTTACCAGTATCCTCACGTGTACCTATATATTCCATTGGGGCAGACTGAGTTGTTTTGCCATGTGTAGTCAACTCTGGAGGTGGATTCTCTCCCAATCTCCTAATACCAAACTCAAGGGCAAGCCAAATTGGGAAGTCGCTTCCTTTGGTCTTTATAACATGAACATTTCCATTTGGTCTGGTCACAGGTATAGTTTCGGGTGGACGGGTAATTTTATTCAGATTATCGAGCTTACCAAAGCCCGTATAAACAACAGCTCCCTCACTGTGTACCTCTGGGACTTCGCTTTGAAGATATCCCCAAAACTTACCAGTATTCTTCAAATCATGCCCAGCATCCCAGGGGCCTTTCAAAACCTCCTCTTTCAAAGCCTGCCCAACTTCTCCAACTGCTTCTTTAATAAATTCGTGGGCCTTAGCTAATTTCTCTAATTCTGCTCTAAGTTTAGTAGCATCAATATTAAATTTAAATCTGATAACTGGAGGCATTGCTAGGCCCCTACCTTCCTTTTGAGAATACAGTTTATCTCATATAAAACACCTTGAAGAGTTTCTTCGGTGTAAGCCTTTAATACATAATCACTTCCTCTGTAGGTGAAGTAATCAATCTCGGTAACGTCAATATTATGTTCTGTTATCTCCTGGGAATCTATAGTAATAGAGAGTAAGTCAGTAAGTACCTCGCCAGGAGCTATAAGATTAATTTGAGCCTCATCAAGGTTATCTACACTACAATCTATTGTTAAGGGATTATCGGTAATAATATAACCTTTCCCGCCACAAGTTGGACAAAATGGGTTTGAGCTTCCCCCATGAACTGGGTTATATGAACAGGAGGGACAATCCTCTTTTGCCTGTCGATGTAGGGTTATCTTTTCTGGATAGATATGATTTATCTTAGAAATATACTTGATTATTTTCTCAGGGGCAGGTACTTTCATTCCACCCTCACCCCTCTAAGATAACCATACATCAACAAGCTATTTAGTTTTGTATTCAAATACTCAAGAGTTTTTGAATGGTCTGAAGCCTGTTTAGTGTTGTCTATACGCAACTTGTTTTTAGTAATAACAAAGTTATCTCTATCTGCACTCATCTTGAGAGCTTCCGCAAGAAGAATGGCCGCCTTAACCAAAACCAGCTCATATTCATACGACGAGAGGGGGCGGGATAGCTCATTACTAACTATTTGCACATTGCCGACGTATCTACTCAAGTCATTAAGGGCACGTTTAATATACAAGATAAGCCTATCATCAGTAAAATCGGCTTCAAAATCGCCTATTTGGGATTTTAGGCCCTCAATTAAATCTCCAAGAGAATACACTTCTTCCCCCCCCCTCCCGATCATTAATTTGTATTCCAAGTAGATTATACTACGATTTATCTTCCAATTCAAGTTGCTTAATCCTCTTATTGAGGACATTGATGTAAGGATTCATATTCTTGGTAGTCTTTTTATTAACATCAACAGCATAGTCACGCAGTTGTTTCAAAAATTCAAGGTCATCAATTTCTTTCACTTCCCGCTCTAAAGCCCTCCAGTGTTTCCCAAAATAATCTTCAATATTCTTAGAAGGCAACTTCTCCAGTTCTTCCTCCAACTTTGAAGAAGAGGAAGGATTCTTTTCCCCTCCGACCTCCTCCAGGAAGCCATGCTCAATAGCCCATCTAATTTCGTGATTCACGTCTATTACTGTGGCTTCTTCATAAGGTTTAAATCTTTTGCTACCAACTACCAAGAATGTATTCGTTTTATTCCTCAATACTACCATTACCATCCTTCCTTTCTATCCCTTACCTTGAAATTACCCCCTTAACAACAGCACGGTCATCCAACACACCGAAACCAATCTCTTCGTAAGCTACAATGGAAACACGCAGTCTGTTGCTGGCAGTAGGATCTTCAAAGGTCATGAGCGATTGTCTTTCGGGCATTACACCGAAGCGGCTGGTATCAAACAGATACACCTCATTATCAGCCAGCGAATTCAGAGGAATAATTGTTACACCCCAAATATTTCCCAAGCCGCCTTGTTGCCAAACTTCACGCCTAGTAGTATCATCAAGTTGAGTGTTGTCCCACTCACGAATTTCAGCGGCAGACAACACAGAACAGAACATCAGATCAGCCTTAAAGCCCTCATAGGACTCAAGACGTGCAATCATTTCGTTAATCAGTTTTTTGGACAGATAAGTACCTTCAGTAGTACCAAGTTGAATAACATTTTCTGGTTTTACGGCGGCCTTGATCAATGCCCAACCAGCCTGCTCCTCTTGTACCAGAATCGCATCGGCCAGCTTCTGACGGGCACGCTGGGAAATATTAAACCTACCATCACGGGCATAGCTCATACGGAAAGTAACATCAGAAGTAATCTCGAAAGTATTCACCAGCAACTCATCGCCGTCACGATAGTTAATAGGCACCCCACCCAAACGGGGCATTACCCAAGCAGTAACATTCTCGAAATCAACGGGATAGCTGGCCAAAGCGCCAGGATCAAGGGGGTCGGGAGCAAAAATCTTACGCACAGACCCTTTATGTTCTAAGTCTTTTTTAACAGGAATGGACAGCGAAGCGGCCCACGCCTTACGAGCTACATCATCATAGAAAATACGGCGAAACATTTCTCTCCTTTTGGCTTCATCAATAGCAGGTTTGGTCATAAACTTTGCGGCTGGATACCCCCGATTTTAATCAGGGGAGGAAGCCGCTTACCCTCCTTTCTATGCAACATATTTGTACCTCACATAGTAAGCCTCCTCAACGGAGTATCTTCAGCCCTTCGGCCATGTCCAGCAGGCTTAGCACAGCCAAGCCATGCGTGGGATTCAGCGGTTCTCCCGTAGAGCCTGGAGCTAGGGCGGCACCCCAGGATACTTGGTAGCCCACTGGACGTAGCGGGTTGGATACCGCTTGGCCTAGTTCAACCGTTACCCTTGCTACCGCCATCGCAAGCCTCCGAATTTATTCGGGGTGGTTGACCTATTACTCTCCTCCTTTGCAGTTACACCAGTAATTTAATCTTCACAGGCGAACCAGCGGCTCCACTCTCAAGAGCCACAGCAACGGGCGGTTGGTCAACAATCTCAACGTTGGATAACTTACCAGCTAAAGTAGCATCGGTGCTAGAATCAGCAGGCCACAACGTATCACCAGCATTTACATTGGTAGCAATTTGGTCGGTAATATAAATGTCATTGTAAAAAACGGCCACAACTTCACCATAGCGAACCTTAGTGGTCGCAACAGAAGGCAAAATATGTGTATTCACGTTCGGAGCAATCACATCTTGGCCCAACAAACCAAGAATTTTAGCAGTAGGTGTGGCCTGAGTTGCATAATCAATCTTCGTAGGATCACTAGCATCAAAAGTTACTAACCTGCCAGCAACCATATCCTTATTGGGGGCTTTAAATTCACCATAGACAGGAGAATTGCGATTGTACTCTTTAAGCATTCCTTATACTCCTCCTTTAAGCTAAATTACATAGTTTCGGCAAGTTCAGCATATTCATCAAAGATAGACTTGTGTTGGGCATACTCGATATTAAAGGAAGCCAAACGCTTCTTCATGTTAGAGGCAGTTGCATTAGCACCTTCTTGAGACATCACATCATCCTGCGGCACAACACCAGCTCTTACTTCCAGCAATTCAGCTTTATACTCTTCGTACTCCTCATCAGTCATCTCCATTAACTTAGCAAATACAGCTTCCTGACGCTTTTCCGAAAACACTACTCCATTTTCTTTAAGATCATTCAAACGCTCATTTGCCTTAGTTCTTTTTTGAGCTTCCAGTTTTTCAGCCTCAACTTTGGCCACATACTCATCATGTTCTTTCTTTAAGGTTTCATACTGTTTGGTTTGCTCTGCCAAAGCATTCTTAGTCTCTTCCAATTCCCTCTTAACTGTTTCGAGTTCTTCTTTCAGGGTCTCTTCAACATTAATCTCCTTCAGATTGAGACCAAACATAGCCACAGCGGTCTTTACTAAAGCCTCAGCATCTTCCTTCTTGAGTTCAGCTAAAAACTTCTTGATATCTTCCACTTCTCTATTCCTCCTTACTTCTAATTTCTCGGCTTGGGACATATTAGCGCCCAACAAGCCTTCAAAATAACGTCTAAATCCTTCACAGGCCAACTCAAGTTTGTAAATAAAGTCCATATTAACTTCTTCAGCATTGTTAATAAGTTCGGTAGCAAAAGCCTCAACCATTTCATCAATAATACCCAATGAGGCACTACCTTTGTCTTTAAGTTCGGGTAGGCTCTGAAGAAACTTCCAGTGACTCTGAAGGTGTTTTTCTGCTTCGCTTAAATTAGCCTTAGTATCAACATCGCCATCTCTGACGCGAGATTTAAGCTGTTCCAACCTCCTGATAGCGGCACGTACACCAGCATAGCTCAAAACTAATTCCCCATTCTCCCACTTGTGGTGCGGGAAAAAGTAAGCTTCTTTGGCTTTGGGATAGCCATCCTCTTGTTCTTCTGCAAGGTCTGGCCTGTATGTAGCACAGGCCATTGCTAAACCTTTCCAGCCTAACTTTTCAATTATGGTATCGGCGTCTTTGCTCCACTGCCACCGCCACTCACTATCAATAACGTAAGGTTTATTAATCACCTTTACTGCTTTAGCTTCGGCTTTTATAAGAGTATTATCAAGATTCCTGACAACCACCTCTCTCACCCTCTTGCGGCTTACAGCCCGATTTTCTCAAGAAGCTCCTTGACAGCCTCAGCTTCATCGGGATTCTTCTCTTCTAACTCATCAAGAGGTATACCATCACCTTTATTACCTCCAACGTAAACCTCTCCATTACCATAATCAAAAACCTTCTTGCCGTTTACCTTGGGGAACCCACCAGCGTACTCACAATCAACTTCTTTGTATTCCCCAAAAGCATACTCCTTAGCAACCTCCTCATTGCTCACAATATGGAGAATGCCAAACTTATCCCGATAAGCGTACCCAACCATAATATCACTCCTTCTCTAATTTTAATTTAAAAACTCCCTATAATCCTTATGTAGCCTTCTATGCTCTTTTATTAAAACTTCCAGTGGTATAACGTCATAAATTTCATTTTCGTATAGGAAATGAAGTCTGTCATGATAAACTTTTATGGGATTTTCTTTATGAGCAACACTCAAAATCCATGCGTCATTATCGGCTGGATCGCTTACAACACCAGCCCCACCAAAAAACGTACCAATCTCAAATACTCTATAAAGATCTTTATTTGTATAGCCAATTTTCTTAAATTCTTCTTGCGATATCCTTTTTGATTCATTGTATAGATCATCTAATGACTCAACATAAAAACAATTGGGGAAATAGCATTCCATGCTCATTTTAAGTTTTCCTGACTTATAATTCTCCTCCACCAGCTTGCATAGCTCTGGATACTGAAACTTCCAAAGAAAACCTTTGCATTTTATGGCATTCTTTTGGGCAACGTCATCAAAGAAAAACTCTGAATCAGTTATGGTGCCAAAGCACGGATTATCATGATTCCAGTTAATATATTTGTGGATGGGAGTTTTTTGAGCGGATTCAAGAACTTCTTGCAGAAATACATCACGATTTTCATTATCAAGCTCATGACAGAGAATAAACTCTATACTTAACAAGTCTGGAGTTTTTTCATGTTCCGTCACAGCGGCAATGGATTTACAATTAACCAAAATTTTGTCCATAATGACCACCAGCTCCTATACAGGCTCATACCAACATCTACAATTAACATGATTGGGAAGCTCAGGAGCCAAGTTTATGGGATAAACCCTGCCGTGATGTGAAGCGCATACAGGACAGGTTTTCTCATCCATTACAGCCATATACCTAAGCTCACTAACGCCTCTGGATCTGTAACCAGCTTTCAAGCCCATAATAGTTGCCTTGTTTATCCCCTCTCCAGCGAACAATTTCAAGCGGTAGGCATTCTTTTCAAACACCTCTCTCACAGCATCCTGTGAATAGCCCTTTTCCCGTAAAGCGAAACGTAAGTCATTGACCAATTTCGCCAAGGCTTCCCTGTGCCACATTTCAAGTTTTAATGCCTGCTCACCAAAAACTAGTGATGTTGGCTCTCCACCAATATCATTGTAGGTATCTGTGTATCTCTTAGAAAGCAAAGTAAATGTAATCGCAAATGCCCCCAGTAGGAAAGCCTGATAAGCAAGGGCCAATTTTCTTTCTCTTTCGGTGCTGTCCTGCTCCTCTACCGCCTCAAGAACTTGCTCCTCCAGGCCACGATACTCTTTCTCGAAAAGCTGATAATATTCTTCTTCAAGCTCCACGGCTTCCCAGTCCCTTGCCAGAGCCGAAGCGGGTATTCTTGGTGGCCCCGAAGGGCCGCTGTCTGGCTCAGGAATTGGCTCCCGCTCCTTATAATCTTCACTGGGAGTACCTGGCTCTCTACCCTGGTGCTGGAGGGGACTCAATTGTTTGCCAGTATAAGGTAATGTTGGTGGTATAAAATAAACCGAATTCTTTCTGCCAGCAATCTTGCGTTCAAGCTCGGCATCATAATCAAATCCAGCCTCATTAATAATGGTCTGCTCTGACAGTAGGCCACGGTCATAGAGAGGTGCAAGTACCATTTTCACATAGCTGTCCTGTCTCAGCTTGGTCTTATCAAACCTTACAACTGGCTTAACATCATAACCTTTTATTTGACAAATAGTTTCATACTCTTTCTGTAGCCACAAACAGACATCTGTTAGTTCGGTGCTGACCCTCTCAATCATGGATTGCGTTACAACCCACATGGTACTATAATTGGCACCTTCACCAGTGACCAGGCTTACTGGAACACCCAATCCTTTGGCTATATCTTCATCGTGCTCGCGGTACTTCTCTCTATCGAGAGATTCACGACCTTCGCGAGAAATAAATTTCGCATCAAGCGTATGATTCCACACTACCTGATAAACTGGTTTTGGTGTTGCAAAAAGCTCAGCAACCCTTTTCAAAACCTCATCGTCGGTAACAGGATACTGGTCATTACCAACCCTTACAAGCAAAATCTGGTTAACAAGACCTTCGGCAGTCGCCAGATCAAGCATCCGCAGACGCTCTTTAATGAGAGCCGGTTTAAATATGCGGGAGAGATATGGTTCAGCGTATCTATCATAAGGCTGTTTATTTCGACAGATCCGACTAATTTTATCCTGCGGCAAGACCACCTCAGATTTTCCCTTCAGATACGCCCGTTTTATATTGCTGGGCATATTCCTAAATACCAGTTCTCTAAGTTCATCATCCAACTCGTTAAGCATCCTAAATTCTTCCGACAAATCAACAACTAAAACCTCACTATCATACAATAGGGAACCTTTTACTTTAACAGCAAGGGGGTTCAGCACAGTATAACCAACGGGAATCCCATCTCTATCCACTTCTTTGTATGGTACAACATTACCTGACAGGTAATACTCCCGAATAATCCAGCGCAAAACTTTTGGCATTTCTACAGCTCTATTAAAGTCCTTTATAAACTCATCTGCCTTAGAGTCATTGACTTCCACCTTTATCCCACTCACGGCTAAGCTGGTAAGTATATCAATAACAGCTCCAGCTATGGGTTCAATAATAC